ATGAAGAACACAGGCACGGAACTTGAGGTCGCTCTCGCAGGCCTCGCAGATGATTTAACCGCTTTTTTGCAACATATCCAACCCACCTACAAATCCCAATAACATGAACCTGAAATCAGCCATTGACACTTTGCGGACGGAACTCCGCAAGTTCACAACCCAAAAGCAAGCATTCGCCGACTACAAGTTGGCCGATGGTACGGTCATCCGTGTGGATGGCGACCTCGTTGCCGGGACTCCCGTTTACGTCATCGCAGACGACACCACCCTGCCCGCTCCTGATGGAGAACACACCGTTGAAGGCGTTGGAGTGGTCAAAACCGAAGGCGGCAAGATTACCGAAGTCGTTGTGGCCGAAGCCCCAGCGCCCGCCGAAGAGGTGGAGGTTGCTGCTGAGATAACCCCCGAAGTTGCAGGCGAAGTGGTGAGTGAAATCGCCGAAGGCTACCCAACCCTTGACCCTGCGATGGTGGAAGAAATCGTGAAGAAGCACTTGGTCAGCATCATGGAGGAACTGAAGGCCGCATACACCGAACTCGGCTCCATGAAGGAGAAGATGGCCGCATTTGCAAGCCAAATGGAAACGATGACCGACATTGTTGAAAAGGTCGCCGAACTTCCAACCGAAACCGTCAAGCCTACCGCCTCCGCTATCGTGGAGCAACGCAAAGCCTCCGCAGCGCAGAACTTCAACGCCCTTGCCCAAGCAATTCAAACCCTTAAAAAATCTAACTAATCTTAACCCCCTAAAAACAAAGCCATGTCATTTTCTCTCTCTACACTAACCGCTTACACCGACCAAGAGCGGCTGCCCCTCATCACCAAGGCGGTCTTTTCCGCCCGTACTGCCGCCCTGTTCACCAAGCAGGTGGGCATCAAGTCAGCCGCCGCCCTCAACTTGATGGACACGGACGCTTCACTTGCTGCTGGTACTGCTTGCGGATGGACTGCGGCAGGAACCACCACGTTCAGCCAGCGCAACATCACCGTTGCACCGATGAAAATCCAAGAGGCTCTTTGCCCTCGTTCATTGGAGCAATACTGGATGCAGTCGCAGTTGACCGCTGGTTCAACGTACGATGGCGTTCCTTTTGAGCAAGCCTTTGCCGAGCAGAAAGCCCTCCGCATCGCCGAGGCGTTGGAGAATGCAATCTGGTCGGGTTCTACGTTGGTCACAGGCTTGTTGACCATCTTGAACGCTGCATCGGGTTCAACCGTATCGGGCAACACTGGTGCTGTTTCTTCAATCACCACAAACAACGTCATCAGCGTATTTGACAACATCTACAACCAAATTCCACAGGCCATCTTGACCCGCAATGACTTGGTCATCTTCTGCGGTTGGAACGTATTCCGCACCTTGATTGGCGCATTGAAAGCCAACACCGGTGTCATGTATAACCAAGTGGATTTGCAGGGTCTTGCCGATGGCGACATCATCTACCCCGGCACAAACGTCCGTGTGGTTGCAGTTCCCGGGTTGCTCGCTTACAACCGCCTCGTCTGCAGTTACCTCGGCAACTTCTTCTACGGAACTGACTTGCTCTCCGATGAGGAAAACTTCTCCTTGTGGTACTCCAAGGACAACGACGAAGTACGCTTCCAAGCCGCCTTCAAGGTTGGTGTGCAGGTAGCCTACCCCGACCTCGTTGTTGACTTCAAATTGGCCTAAGTGTAAGGGGGGAGGGCAACTTCCCCCCGTTATTTTGTTCCATCCATAAAATAAAATATACACTATGTCCTGCTCCTTAACTACGGGCTACGCCCTCGGATGCCGCGATGCTGTCGGCGGCATCAAAACAATCTACGTCCAAGCCTTCAACGCCACAGGCTCCGTGAATACCAACGGCAGCGGCACGGTTACAGGCTTTACAGGCTATGCGTCAGGCTCGTTCTTCGAGTACGACTTGACCAAGGCCACGTCCAGCATGACCGAAACGCTCAACGCATCAGTCGAGAACGGCACGCTATTCTACACCCCTGAAGTGACCTTTACCATCAACAAGTTGCAGGTTGCCGTAAGGAATGAACTGCGCCTCTTGGCTCGGAATCGCTTGCTGGTAATCGTTCAAGACAACAACAACCGATATTGGGTGTTGGGTGCTGACAACGGTTTGGAAGCAACCGCAGGCACTGCTGGTACAGGCACTGCATTCGGTGACCGTTCGGGTTATGAGATGACGCTTTCGGGCATGGAAACAAATCCGATGCTGCTCATCGCAGCCGCAACTTTCTCAGCATTGTCAACGCAAATCAGCGGTTCGTAAACTATCTTTGACCTGCGGTTCTCATACGCCGCATGGTTTAGTGGACTGGGCCACCTCGAAAGGGGTGGCCCTTTTGTTTGTACCTTTACGCCATGAGGATTTGCATCGTTTACAACGCCCATCCAACGGGCTGCTCGTTCTACCGTTTGGAGATGCCCAACGCTTATTTGGGCGACAATTACACCGAGTTTGATTACGTGTGCGTAGACAACATCGGCAACGTCAATGATGAGGACTTAAAAACGGTTGATGTATGGCTTTTTAACCGCCTTTGGTGTCAAGGTACGCTGGAGCAAATTCGTGGCGTTTACAAGGCTCTCACGGCGTTTGGGGCGAAGGTAATCTTGGACCTTGACGACTATTGGGTGCTGGAGTCGGGACACATCATGTATCGGCACTATTTGTCCACCAAACTTGACGAGCAGATTCGTGAGCATATCCGATTGGCTGACCATGTAACGACAACAACCGAACACTTGGCCCAAAAGATTCGCCTGCTGAACAAGAACGTCACCATCCTACCCAATGAGCCATACGAGGCTTACCAGCAATACCTGCCGAATCCAAGCGAAGAACCCGACCCGCACCTGTTCAAGATTGGCTGGTTCGGTGGGGCGCAGCACCAAGAAGACATCGCCTTGGTGGAACATTCCTTCGGCCTGCTTGCCCACGACCGTTCCCTTGACGGAAGATACAAAATCTACCTTGGCGGTTGGAATGACAACAACCCTGTCTATGAAGATTACGAGAAGATGCTATCCTGTGCAGGCAAGAATGCGAACTACGGACGCATCCAAGCCGCTGACATCTATTCCTATGTGGGTGGCTACAACTTCATCAACGCCACTATTGCACCGCTGCGAGACACCAAGTTCAACCGCCTCAAGAGTGAACTGAAGGTCGTGGAAGCCGGGTGGATGGGCAAAGCAATTATCGCCTCGGAAACAATCCCCTACACGGATATCCTCATCCATGGCCACAACGGCTTGGTCATCCCCTACGGGAAGAAGGACGCTTGGTACAAGGCAGTCCGCAAGTTTGTGAACGAGCCTGAATACGCCAAATCCTTGGCCGTGCAGTTGAGCAAGGATGTCCGTGAGCGATTTGACATCGCCAAGACCGCCGAGCGGAGGGCAAAGTTGTACCGCAGTATCGGGCGCAAATTGTGAAATTCAGGCGCATCCTACATTTAAGGGAAGGATGATATACCTATCCCCAAACACCACCAACACCATCACCGTCACTTGGACGCAGCGGGCCTCATCGGGGGACCGTTACATCTTGCGCCTGACCAACATCGCCAAGAACGTCACGACCGACTTTACCCTGCTGAAATCGGCCAACCTTAGCAACTACACCGAACGCTATGATAAATTTTCCCTCGTTGTCGGGACTCTTGAAACGGGGTCGTATAAGTATGAGGTTTACGATACCAATAGCACGGTTAGTGCAGCCCTTGCGGTGGTTGAAACGGGCTTGGCGTATGTACAGGTAGTGTCATTAACTTACAATACTTACAGCAATACAATCACCTATCAACCCTATGCGGCGACTGCCGTGCAGATATTCGATTCAACCTTTGACCCATCCTTCGCATGAGTGTACAAACCCGAAGCCAGTTGCAGGCAAGTGCCGCAACCATCACCACCGAAACAGCAGCAGGAGCGAACACCGCCGCCCGTGTGGGTGGCCTCTTTGATGACCTTGCCGATACCGCAACTTTAGACCGTGAGCGGGGCGTGGCCAACCTTTACCTTGACACGGACACCGCATTCACGCCAACCCAAGGGAGTGCAGTCAAGTTGACCTCTGCGATGGAGTCGGGGTTGCTGACTACCTACAACTTTACCCGCACAACCACCGCCATCACCTACACAGGCACAACCAATGCGTCTCTTCGGGTGTCGGTGAACATGGTGCTATCGCAAGGCAACGGGAATCAGGTGAAAATCTACATCGCTAAGAACGGCACAATCATCGCCCAGTCCATGGCTGACCTTACGCTATCGCACAATAACGGTCATGCGGTCTTCACCGAAACCGTTCTGCAAGGTGCTGCAAACGATGAGTTTGCCATCTACATCAACGCCGTGGATAGTGGCTCGGCCATCACGATTTCGGCACTCACCTTTACCGCCCACACCCTATGAGCATAAAGCAATCGTTTACCCAATGGCTTGGGATAGAACACAAAGTGCCTGTCATGTTGGAGAACAAGGCGGGCAAGTACATCACCTACGGGGCGTTTAACGAGTACCCCTATTATCTGTTGGACAACTACCGCCGCAGTTCAAAACATAACGCCATAGTTAACGGAAAAGTGAACTACATCGTTGGCGGTGGATGGCAACCCGGTGATAAGATGACTGTGGAACAGCAGGCCCGTTACGCCAAGTTCTTTGATGGATTGAGCGAACATGACGACCTTAACGACATCACCGAAAAACTCGTCCTTGATTTAGAAATCTTTAACGGCTTTGCCGTCTGCGTGCATTGGAACAAAATGGGAACCATCGCCAAGATGGAGCATATCCCCTTCGAAAAAATACGGGTTGACAAAGAGGAGCGGATGTTCCAAGTGGCGGAGTGGTACAACGATGACATGGTTCAACTATTCCCGAAGATTGGCGATGTTGAGAAAATCCCCGCCTTTGACCCTGACAACCGCATCGGTAAGCAGTTGTTCTACTATCGGGTGTATGCCGCAGGCGTAAAATCTTATCCCCTACCCGAATATATGGGAGGGCTTGCATATATCGAAGCGGATTGTCAAATTGCCAATTTTCACAACCAGAACCTGCGAAATAATTTTTGGGGTGGGTACTTAATAAACTTTAATAACGGCATCCCGACCCCTGAAGAGCAGAGCGATATTGAACGCCAAATCAAGCGCAAGTTTTCGGGTACTGACAATGCTGGCCGCTTTGTGGTTACGTTCAATGACGATGTCACCAAAGCGCCTACGCTGGAACCGCTGACTCCGTCCGACATGGACAAGCAGTTTGATATTCTCAACAAAACAATCCAGCAAGAAATTTTTATCAGCCACAGGGTTGTCAACCCCATGCTCTTCGGCGTAAAGACCGAAGGACAGTTGGGAGGCAGGCAGGAACTGGTGGAGGCATACGAACTATTCAAAGCGACCTATGTCAACGACCGAGTGCGGAAGGTTGAGCGGATGATAAACTACTTGGGGTCGTTCAACGGCGTGGAGGGGATGGAACTTATCCCCGTGGAGCCGATTACGGAACGATTGAGTGAGCAAGCCCTGCTGCAAATTATGACCCCCGAAGAGTTGAGAGAAAAGGCAGGTCTGCCGCCTTTGGAAAAGCAACCCGCCGATGTGGTTGGCACGAATCCGCAACCCGATGAGGTTCCCCAAACCCCTGTGGTTATGGGCAACGACAACATCAAGAAGTTGTCGGGCAGGGAGTACCAAAATTTGATGCGGATTGTTCGCCACTATGCCCAAGACAAAATCACGCTGGACATGGCACGGACGATGCTGGCATCGGGATTCGGCCTAACTCCCGAAGAAGTGAACACCCTGCTCGGTGTTCAAGAGCAAGCATTCAGCGAGCCAACATGGGGCGAAGAAGATGACGAGGACTACGGCTGGGGGGACGAAGAGTTCAAAGTCTTGGAGGTGGTCGCAAGTAAATTTGGGAGCAGCAGCGATGAGTACGTTGTCATGCATTCCAAGCCAATTCGGTTTGATGCCGACTTAGACACCCAAGTCCGTCAAGCCTTCGCCGAACTTGGCGAGGAAGAAAAGGAACTGGATGCAAAGATTGTGGCCTACCGCAAGAAGAACCGTGATGCATCGGTAGAGGAAATGGCCAAGGAGTTCGGAGTCAGCAAAGCGAAGGTCGCCAAGCGGGTCGCTTACTTGATTACCAAAGACCGTTACCCAATCGCCCGTGCCGCCGACCAAATCGTTGAGAAAAACTTACCCAAGGGCGTGAAGGAAGTCGCCGAACCTGTGCTGGAGGTGCGTTACAAATACGCTTGGGCTGCAGGGTTCAGCAACAAGGACAAGGCAACGAGCCGTGAGTTCTGCAAGGTGATGTTGGACTTGGCTGACCAAGGCAAGGTTTACACAAGGGATGACATTGACGGCATCAGCAGCATTATGGGTTACTCCGTTTGGAATCGCAGAGGCGGTTGGTATCACATGAAGAACGGAGTGAATCGCCCCCAATGCCGCCATGTTTGGGAGCAGCAACTCGTCATTCGTAAGGGCAATAAAATCAGCAAAGCATGAAGGCACTATTCATAAGCGAGCAAACGCTCTTGGACAATAGCGTAATAAATGAAAATGTATCCTTTACGCAGATTCGGCCCACGATTGTGAAGGTTCAGGAAATGCGGATTCAGCCGATTGTTGGCTCTGCCCTGTACGGTGAATTGGTCGGGCAGGTGGTCAGCGGTACAACCACGGCCTTGAACAACACGCTGCTGGAGGATTACATCCAACCCGCTATGGTGCAGTGGCTCTACTACGAGTTGCCCATGGTGCTTGCGTTTAAGTACATGAACAAGGGCATGGTTCGGCGTACCAGCGAAGAGAGTACTCAAATGAGCATGGACGAGATTACAAGGCTCACGGACAAAGTCAAGAACGATGCCGAATGGTATTCCGAAAGGATTACCCGCTACTTAATGGAGAACCGCAGCGATTACCCGCTATTTAACTCCCCGCCATCGGCCCTTGATACTATTTATCCGAACGGCACGAATTACAACACAGGTATGGCCTTGGATGCTCGCACCCTGCGCCGTGGTGCTGGCTTGGATAGACCTTGGCCGTATGGCTACGACCCTTACTGCAACAACTGCTAACGATGGGAGCGCACTCTAAAAACATTTTGAAACTACAAGCCTATGTCTTGGATACGAATCAAGCAAGCACTCCTTGCGCTTGCAAATGCCCACCCGCAAGTAAATTCTTTCGGGACGGGCGACCCTCTTGCCATCGGGACGGACAACACGATAAACCTTCGCACCCCAAGCCGTGAGCGCATCGTCTATCCGCTCGTCTTTGCGGATGTTCAGTCAGCGACTACTGATAGCGGCACTCTCAACTTGGTGGTTGGTGTATATTTCAGTGACCGTGTTGAATCCATTGCCTCGATGGGTGGAGTGGTTTCGGGAAGTCCAACGCTGGGTTGGCAAGACAACGAGGACGAGGTTCTAAGCGACCAACTGCAAATCGCTCAGGACTTCATATCATCGCTCACAAACGACCCAAGCCAAGAATGGACACTAAGTACCAGCGTCAGCCTTACACGCTTCGTAGAGAGCCGTGACGACCGCACCGCAGGGTGGGTGGCTACGCTCCAGTTCCAAATCCCCTACAGCCACAGCGTTTGTGAAATTCCGACCTAATCTACATTTACCCTAAAGCAACTCAAATGCCTACACCTATTCTTCAACAAATGCTCGGACAGGGCGGTTCCATGCGATTCGTGGACGCTGCGGTTTCGGGCCAAGTATTTGACTTCATCGTGGTCAATGCCGCTGCGACCTTTACGACCTTGACGGGTTCGGGAGGCGAAGACCTGCTCACCGCCTACTCTTTGAGCGGCAAGTCCGTTGCTGCTGGAATAGTTATTTCGGGCAGGAACGGCGGCAAGATTACGGCGGTCACTCCTTCAGCAGGGTCAGTCATCGGTTACACATTCCTGTAATGCTAATCGGCTACGGCTACGGCTACCCCCGCTCCATGCAGTTTGCAGGTGGAGGTTCCCCAGCGCAACTTGCGTGGGATGCCTTCAATGCCCGTGCGACAACGGATGGTGCTGCAACGGCAGAGGCCGCCGTCAGCGGTTGCCTGCAAGCCCGATTCGCCGTAATATTCAATTTCTAATATGCCCACGCCTTCCTTATTGATAGTCCCCGCCCGTTTCAAGACGGGGAAACTATACTCCCAAATCCCAACAAGCGGAGCGGGGGACTTCACTGTTACCCGCAACACCGAGGCACGGCGGTTTGATTCTGCTGGCTTGGTTGCATCAGTAGCATCGGGCATCCCTCGCTTGGACTACTACACCAGCGGCGGCGTGACGGGGTGTCCTGCGTTATTGGTGGAGCCTTCGGGGACGAATCTTTGCTTGCAGAGTGAGGCGTTCAATACCACATGGAATAAAACCAATTTAACGATTTCGGCGAATGTTACTGCAACTTTAGACCCTGCGGGTGGCAATACGGCTGACCTTTTAACGGTGGTGACAGGCTCAACTCAATCCGAATTATCACAAGCCATCACTACAGTTTCGGGTACTGCTTATGTGTTTTCGGTTTTTGGAAAAAAAGGAAGCGGTGCAACTGAACTAAATTCTTTTAGGGTACTTAGTCCGGGCCTCATAAATACTGTTACAATAAATTGGGACACAGGTGTTATTTCCCAAACGGGAACGGGCGCAACATCGCAGAATTACGGCAATGGTTGGTGGAGAATAGTGATTCCATTTACCGCAGGTGCTACGACAACATCGGTGCAAGTTAGCACATTTGCTACGTTCCCAACGGGTCAAAATTCATATCGTTGGGGCGCACAACTTGAAACAGGCTCGGTTGCAACTTCCTACATCCCCACCACCACCGCAGCAGTCACCCGCAACGCCGATGTGATTACGGTCAGCGGAGCGGTCAGCGGGAGTATTGGGCAGACTGAGGGGACGCTATACGCTCAAGTGGATTTGCGAAATTGGACGGCAAGCGGTCGGGTCTTTGCAATATCGGACGGCACAAGTGATGCGAGGGTGATAATTCAAGTCGGCGCAAACCGAACACTCCAAGCCGTTGTTACGGCGGCAAGTGGAGAGGTCGCCAATATCGCAACGGCATCGGGTCAAGTCAATGGGATATACAAGTGCGCCGTGGCTTATGCGAGCGGTGACTTTGCTTTCTATGTCAATGGAAACCAAGTTGGAACGGACTCAACTGGTGCAGTACCAGCGTGCAACAATGTCGCTCTCGGCAAGATTGAAACATCGGCAAGCACGAACTTCCTAAACGACCGCATTCTTGCAGCGGCTTTGTATAATACCCGCCTTTCCAATACGGGTACTGAATCGTTGCAAGCCCTCACTACCCCGTAGCCATGCCGACCTTCCGCAAATACGCATTCCCCGACCAAGCGACCGCCGACAAGGTGCTGGCATTCCTGCAACCGCTTGACAACGCCGTGTCGCTTGGACACCTCTGCGCCGAGTCCGACAAAGAAGGCAACTGCATCAAGACCCGCCCCGAATACGCCGTGGACATCCTGTTCCACGACACCTGCCCCGAAGACCTTGCCGCTTTTGTCGTGTGGCCAAAACCCTGTGGGGTTCACGCCTTTGCTGGATGGGAGGAACAATACGAGCGTGACTACAAAGAATTTGCAACACCCCAAGCCAAATAACATTTCCAACCATGGGACTATTTAAGCGCAACCCCGACCAACCAAAACTCCCCCTTATGAAATCAGCCGTCATCGCTCTGCTTCGCCACCTGCTCACCTTCATCGGCGGCACGCTCGTCGCCAAAGGTATCATTGACACCGCAACCCTCACCGAAATTATTGGTTCGGTAATTACTTTGCTTTCAGTAGGTTGGATGGCTTTGGATAAATCAAAGGGCGAACCCAACAAGTAGTGAACCTGATAGAAACCACTATCATCGGCACGGTCAGCGCAATCGTTGGCGGTGCAGTCGCTTGGCTGACACGGGGACGCTTTACGGCGGATAGCCTGCAAGTGAAGCAAGCCCAAGCGGTGCTGGCTATGTGGCAGGAAACCGCTGAGGCTCAAAAGAAAGAGTTGACCGAATTACGCAATGAGATTGTAAGTTTGCGAGAGAGGATAGAGTTGTTGGAGAACACCATCCAGCAACTTGAAGCCGAGAACGCAAACCTCAAATCATTGCAATGATTCTACCAACCACTAAGCATTCCCGCAACATCCACGAAGTCACCTGCCAATCGGGGCAGGAGTTCTTGTTAATTTCCGACCTGCATTGGGACAACCCCCATTGCGACAGGGGGCTGCTCACCAACCACCTCAAAGAAGCCCAACGGCGCAACGCAGGAGTCATCGTCAACGGTGACTTTTTTTGTTTGATGCAAGGCAAGGGCGACCCACGACGGAGCAAGGAAGATATCCGGGAAGAACACAACAACGCCCGCTATTTGGATTCTATTGTGAATACCGCCGTGGAATGGTTTGCACCTTACGCAAAGAACCTTCTATTGGTTGGCTACGGAAACCACGAAACCAGTATAATCCACCACCAAGAAACCGACATCCTGCAACGCTTCGCAAGCACGCTCAACTACGCCACGGGGTCAGCAGTCGAGGTCGGCGGCTACGGCGGGACCATTGACATACGAGTGCAACACGACAACCTTCGGGGGGTCAACTTTGTCGTCCACTACTATCACGGCGCAGGGGGAGGTGGACCCGTCACCAAGGGGGTCATCCAAGACCAACGCCTACTCGCAAGCACCGAGGGTTACGACCTGACTTGGATGGGCCATGTCCATGAGTTATACTACCACCAAAACATCATCCACCGCTATGACCGTTCTACCAAAACGCTACTTCAGAAACCTATTCACCAACTGCGTACTGCGACTTACAAGGAAGAATGGGACGGGGGCTACATGGGCTTTCACACTGAACGAGGCCGAGGCCCGAAGCCTTTGGGAGGCTATTGGATGAAGTTGGAAACCAGCAGGAACGCAAGCAAGGACAACAAAGGTCCCGAATTGCAACTCCACGCCACCTTCACGCCTGCGGATAGGTTGTACTGACCTGTACGAAGAAATCGTACGCCTAAAGTAGCGAAATCCGCTACCTTGCGCAAAGGATTACTTCGCATGAATTTTACCGCATTATCCCTGCAAAACGCCGTTAATGACGGGTTTCTCATTCATTGCTCCTGCGTGTCGGAGGCGGTCAAGTACAGGTAACCGTACTCCTTCTCCGCATTGAACTGCGGGCAGGCTTTGTTGACACCTGGGAAGTCCCTGTGTCCGCAGATGCGGGCCTTGGGGTACTTCTGCAACCAAGAGAGCAGCACCCCTGCGATGGCTTGCCGTTGCTGAATGGTGCGGTCGTCCGTGTCCTTGCCTCCGATATAGGACACATGGAGGCTCGTAGCGTTGTGGCCTGCGACCCCGTTGGTGACTTTGTCATCCGTAGCCAAGGTCGTGATGTTCCCGTTGGATTCAATGATTTTGTGGTAGCCTACCGCCTTCCAGCCCAACCCCTCCTTCCAATGTTTGCGGATGGATGCTATGGTGGTGTTCTTGGGCGTAGCCGTGCAATGCACGACGAGGTGGGTTATTTGGCGCATTATTCTTCGGGGTTAAGGAGTGGGTAATAGCAGACGGTGTGTTCCTGCTCGGTGGGTAACTGGGAGGCTGACACTTCGTGAATCCCTGCCCATTGAGCCTTGGCGGGGTCGTAGCCCAGCAGTTCGCAAGCCCTGCGATACTCACACAGGAGGGCGTGGTTCTGCTCCAAGTCAGCGGGGGATATCGCAATCATCAGCCTCTCCAAGGCGTTTGTGAGGGCTTTGGCGGGTCTTGTGGAGTGGTAGGTCATAGTGCGAAATTATGCACTTTTGATTACAAATATGCCGAAAATTAGGAATTTATACCGCATCGGGGGTAGGGCCAAAAAAAAAGATTCATAAAAAAATGACTACAATGGTCGCAAAAGGAAAAACCGCCGTATCTTTGACCTACAAACCAACCACAAAACCATGAAAACTATCCAAACCCCCACCCAAAACATCATCACATTATTTGATGGTTCCTTGACAATCAATTTGACCAACGGCAAAATCACGGCCAACGGATTCGGCGCACAATGGCTTCGCTTTCAAGAGTGCAGTATCAGCGACCTTAGTGATGCAGACATCGCCGACATTAAGGCACAAATCGTTAGCCAGCACGGTTCGCTTGTTTCCGGAATCTTCAATTAATAACCCCCCCACTAAACCCAAAACCATGAACCACGAAACCACAACCAAACTCAAAGCAGCCCTTGCGACTGGCTACATCGTGCTGACCGCCTGCCTCGGTATCGCATTTTTCGGCAGATTCATTCTCGCAATTATCACCCACTAAACCCAAAACCATGCACAAGTTCAAAACCACCAACATCAAAGGCAAAGATTATGTGGAGGTCAACCAACGCCTCCTGTACTTCCGCAACGAACCCTCCTATGCAGGCTGGAGCATTGAGTCCGAACTCGTTGACCTACAACCCGACCGCTGCTGCATCCGTGCCGTCATCCGTGACCAAGAAGGCCGCCTCCGTGCTACGGGCCATGCACATGAGGACAGGACTTCCAGCATGATTAACAAGACATCCTACGTTGAGAACTGCGAAACCTCTGCCTTCGGCCGTGCCTTGGCTGCCCTCGGCATCGGCATTGAAACAAGCATCGCCTCCGCCAACGAGGTGCAGATGGCTATTGCCAAGCAGGAGAACCTCAACGACCTAAACGACAAACTCGGATTGGTTCCCGCCTACGACGACCTCACCGCCGCAACGCTCAAAGCCGACTTCATCAAGTTGGTGCAGAAACTCCCCGCTGACCAGCAGGAGCGGTTCCTCAAGGACCTGGACCAAATGACCCCCGCCCGCTTTGAGAAGGGCATCATATTCATCCAAAACCAACTCTCTAAAAAATAAGCCATGACCTTACTTGAAAAATGCAATGCCGATGTGTTCAAGGTAATCCTTGAAATCAAAGAAAAGTACCCCCTCGTAGGCGAAAACCTTTTAACAACCCTGCAAAAACACGAATACTGGTGGCAGATGACGGGATTTGAAATACTCCAATTTGTGGGAAACATTCCCAACGCAATTTGGAACGGGAAATTCCATACTTTCTACCTCCTTTTTGAATCTCAACAAACCACCAAAATGCCATGAACCATCTCGTAACCATACCCAAGAGCGACATCAGCAAGGCTGACATTGCCGACATCGCCGCTGGCCTTATCCTCCGCATTCAGGAAGGCGAGGTCAACCCCATCGCCGCCCATGTACGCTTGAAGGCAGTCGTCAAAGCCTTGGAGCAAGTCCTCAAAGCAACCGAAGACATCGTAAGGGACGAAGTCGAAAAGCACGGCAAAACCTTCTCCGCCTTCGGTGCAGAGATTCAAGTCAAGGAGGGGGCGTTGACTCCCGACTACACACACGACCAAGTGTGGAGCGACTTGCAAGCATCCATGAAAGCCCGTGAAGAACTGCTCAAGATGGCCTTCCGCAACGCTGGCAAGGCAACGGTCTACGACGAATCCACGGGCGAGGCGGTCCCCGTATGTCCCGCAAAGGGGACAAAACCGAGCATCGCAGTAACTTTTAAGACCACTTAACCATGCCCAAACCCAAAGGAAAAGAAATCCAACGAAGGGTCGCCACCATCTACGCCGTGTCGTACCTCGCACAACGCCCGTACAGGGCATCAGAACTCGCCGAAGTGCTTGGGGTGACCATCCGTACCACCTACCGAATCCTAAGCGATTTACGGGCCTCAAATTGGCTCGTACAGG